CTGACCTGTGTTATAAATAATTGTTCCACTGACTTGTGCTATAGAAAGAGATATTCCTGTACTTCCATCAACTTCTGTTATAATTGCTGAAGAACCAGAATAACCGCTGAGACCAGAATAACCAGATGTTCCAACTATACCTGAATAACCAGAAGAACCATCAGACCCATCACTTCCATTTGTACCTGCAATGCCAGAATAGCCAGAAGTTCCTATTCCTTCAATTCCAGAATATCCGGAAACACCATCAACACCAGCAATTCCTGAATAACCACTTGTTCCTGTTCCCTCTAAACCAGAATAGCCAGAAAGTCCTTCTACACCAGAGTAACCAGACATTCCTTCAATTCCAGAATACCCAGAAGCTCCATCGGAACCATCACTTCCATCAGCACCTGCTAAACCAGAATAGCCAGAAATTCCTACACCGTCAATACCAGAATAGCCAGAAGTTCCTGTTCCCTCTAAACCAGAATAACCAGAAGTTCCTGTTCCCTCTAAACCAGAATAACCAGAAGTTCCATCTCCACCAACTTCCCCAGAATAGCCAGAAATTCCTTCAATTCCAGAATACCCAGAAGTTCCATCAGACCCATCACTTCCATTTGTGCCAGCGACACCAGAATACCCAGAAGTTCCTATACCATCGATACCAGAGTAACCACTTGTTCCTGTTCCCTCTAAACCAGAATAACCGGAAGTTCCATCAGCCCCATCAGCTCCTGCAATTCCAGAATAACCAGACAATCCTTCAATACCAGAATACCCAGAAGAACCATCACTTCCATTTGTGCCAGCGACACCAGAATAACCAGAAGTTCCATCAGACCCTTCTATACCTGAATAACCAGATGTTCCATCACTTCCATTTGTACCAGCAATTCCAGAATAGCCAGAGATTCCATCAGAACCAACTTCACCGGAATAGCCAGACATTCCTTCAATACCAGAATAACCAGATTCAGCAGTTTCCCCACTGTAGCCAGAAATTCCACTGTAACCTGAAGAAGAAAATGCTCCTTGAGCTCCAGAGTAACCAGAAACACCAGAATAACCTGAAGAAGCCGTTTGTCCATTTACACCACTGTAACCAGATAATCCATCAGCGCCTTGTGCTCCTTCTGTACCAGAATAACCAGAGATTCCTTGTTCACCAGTTTCCCCAGAATACCCAGAGACTCCTTCAATACCTGAATAGCCAGAAGTTCCTTCTTCACCAGTTTCCCCAGAATAACCAGAGGTTCCATCAGCACCACCAATACCAGAGTAACCAGAAACACCAGCTGTTCCTTCTACACCTGAATAGCCAGAAGTTCCTTCTCCTTGTAGGCCAGAATAACCAGAGGTTCCTTCTTCACCAGTTTCCCCAGAATAACCAGAAGTACCAATTGCTCCTTCTATTCCTGAATAACCAGACCCACCGGTTGTTCCTACTGTTCCTGAGTAACCAGAAATTCCATCAGCACCAACAATACCAGAATAACCAGAAACACCAGTTGATCCTGTTATTCCTGAATAACCAGAAGTACCAACACCACCTGAAATTCCAGAATAACCAGATTCAGCAGTTAATCCGCTGTAGCCAGAAGTTCCAAGAATTCCGCTTATACCAGAATAACCACTTATTCCTTCAATACCAGAATAACCAGAAGATGAATAAGCTCCTTCCATTCCAGAGTAACCACTCGAACCTGCTACACCAGAATAACCAGAAGCTGAATAATTTCCTTCTACACCAGAATACCCAGACATTCCATCAGTACCAGAAGAACCAGAAGTTCCTGAATAACCAGACAATCCTTCGATTCCTGAATAGCCAGACATTCCTTCAATACCAGAATACCCAGAAGATGAAAATGCTCCTTCCATTCCGGAATAACCACTTGTTCCAACTTCACCTATTCCTGAATAACCAGAAAATCCTTCAATACCAGAATACCCAGAAGATGAAAATGCTCCTTCAATACCAGAATAACCAGAAGCTGCATAAGCACCACCAATACCCGAATAACCACTTATACCCATTTCACCCAATATTCCAGAATAACCAGAAAGTCCTTCTACACCAGAATACCCAGAGGATGAAAATGCTCCTTCCATTCCAGAATAACCACTTGTTCCCTCTCCCTGCAATCCTGAATAACCTGAAAGGCCATCAGCCCCAGAGAATCCTGAACTTCCTTCAGCCCCAGCAATTCCTGAATAACCAGAAGTAGCTACTAGTCCTGAATAACCAGAAATCCCCTGTACACCACTGTAGCCTGAAGAACCTGTAGTTCCAGTAGCACCATACTGACCAGAGAATCCAGATTCACCAATAATTCCACTGTAACCTGAATTACCAATTGAACCTCGACCAGAATAACCAGAAATTCCTTGTGGACCAATATCACCAACTTCTCCAGAGTAACCAGATAAACCAATTCCTCCTGACAATCCCGAGTAACCAGAAGATGCAACTATTCCATTTACACCACTGTAACCAGAATTTCCTTGTTCTCCTTGCGGCCCAACTCTTCCAGAATAACCAGAAGAACCATTTATTCCAGACCTTCCAGAATAACCAGAAAGTCCTCGATCCCCATCAACACCACTATATCCACTTTTTCCAGAATAACCAGACCCTGCATATTCACCAGGAATACCAGAATAACCGGAGAAACCATATGTTCCAGAATACCCCGAGAATCCTACAGTTCCTGAGTAGCCAGAAAATCCAGAGAAACCATCAATTCCAGAAAATCCAGATCTACCAACAAGACCAGAATAACCAGAAGAACTCCTATAACCAGAATAACCAGAATCACCGTGATCTCCTTTGTACCCGGAGCCACCAGTTGGTCCTATTTTTCCAGAATAACCAGAGAATCCTGTTTTTCCAGAATAACCAGACATTCCTGAATAGCCACCGGTTCCAGAATAACCAGATTCACCAGCAACACCAGAATATCCCGAGTTGCTTCTATAGCCAGAATAACCAGAATCACCGTGATCTCCTTTGTAACCTGAGATTCCTAGTGGTCCTGTTTGCCCGGAATAACCGGAATATCCTCGAATTCCTGAATAACCTGATGTATCTGCCATTATTTATTTCCTCCACCGCTTTTTATAAGCGATTTTTCTTGTAATTTTTCATATTTAAGTAGAGCAAATGCCCTAAGTAATGTCTTCTTCAACTCTGCGTGTTTTATTATTTTTTCAGCATCTTTATAACACTCTGGCAAGAAAACCCCGCCCCTTGTGGGTGGGGATGAATTGCTTAGTTCCATACTAAACTCCCTTGTCTGTATACTTTTTCTACTTGTGAAAACTTAAAATATTCTTTTTTCTTTGTGCTCCCATAAGTGATGTACTGTCCTTTGTTGAACATACCTTTGCAGATATACTGTTCTTCATAGACCCAAAATAAATCATAAGGATTAACTTTAGATTTTTCTCTTTTAATGGAAGGCTTGGAACCTTTTCTATTCAACTGTAAAACTCTATTATTTCTATGAATCTGCTTGATTTCTATTTCCCTGCTTCTTTCCTGAATAGCCCCATTTGCTATTACAAAAGCATCCGTACTATGTGATTTCTCAAGACCTAATTCGTTCCTTTTGATAAATGTTTTGTATCCATACGTTATCTGCAAATCTTCAACATCCTGCCAGAACTTCTTATGAATAATAGACATAAAAGTATTTGGTCGATAGCTTTTAGGTTTTGGTAATTTTAATCCCTGCTTATGCAGTCTGTCATGACAATCTTTGTGAAGTATGGCAAGATTAACTGCCCTGTTTGAACCCGATTCTGACCTTTGCTTACAATGATGTATATGGGAACTCTGTCCTTTAAAGTCTTTACCGCATAGTTGGCATTTCCCATGTTCTCTAGCCATCAAGTAACTTCTCATATTTTGATACTCATACATATTCCCTTGTTGGTATTCTTTACCTTGAATATCAGGATTCATAATTTTCTGGATATCAAAATTAGCTGTTTCAATAATGACTTCTTGTATCGGAAGTATCTTTTTCAATCTGTTGATAAGATTAAGATGAGTATCATATCTTCTTTGTATTGATGGAGGTAGCCATCCTTCTGGTTTAGAACGATTCAGGAATCTTGGTTTTCTGTACCATAACCTGTTTCTTCTGTTCCTTCGATACATTCTTCTTTCTGTTAATCTTTCAGATGTTTTTCCATCAAGTTTGGTTGTTCCTGATATCAATTCTTTTGTTTCTGATATGGCACTAAAACCAATGTTATCAAATCCTGAGTCAATGCCAAGTGTTACTTTTTGTACTTGATTCTCACAACTAAAATTAAGCTGAATAGTGAATGGGAATCTTTTGATAACTGTCGCTTGTCTGCTCCTCAATAACTTCTTTGCTTTACACGGGGTACAAGGCATCAAAGGTTTTCCTTCAATGCTTAAAACATACACATAATTGGCTTTAAGCCCCTGTGTGTATTCAGGTTGATTCCCATCGGGGTTGATAGATTCCGTTTTTAAGCCATGCTCACTGACCCTTTGGGGTCTTTTTAAAGACATAGCCTTAGAGCTACGGACTTGGGAAGTATCCGTAGGTAAGTATGTATTTCTGGAATCTATCTTCTGCATAAAGTTTCCTCTAAGCCCCCTAATCAACTGTTACCATGAACATCACTGTTCAAGCCACGGGGCTTGTCCCCGTGGTAGTTGACATGAACTAATCCAAAAATAAGAATCATGTTCATGAGATAGTTTAACTTCCTGTTTTGAATCTTTCATATAACAAAAGTAGTTATAAGAAATAACATCAACTTTTTCGGAAAAGCTTTCATTCCATTTTGAATATTTAAATGTATCAATCAATTTTCCTACAGATACATCTAATCCAACTTCTTCTTTACATTCTCTAATTAATCCTTGTGTCAATGTTTCGTTTTCTTCAACTCCTCCTCTTGGGATTTCCCATGTTAGAGGATCGCGTTCTTTTTTAGATCTTCGAATACAAAGAACTTTCACACCATCTTCATCTCTTTTTACAATTACAGCTGAGACTGCCCTTTTCATAGTTTTATACCAAAAGAAAAGGGATCAATTAAGATCCCTTTTCTTCAGTTTAAATTAGATACCTAATGAAATGCTTTTCCAAACAAATTTGGAACTTGCACCCCAACCTGTTCCGGTTGAATATGTCACTTGTCCACCAGTTGTTATATCGAAACTTGCATTTGTGGTATCGCCTGAAAGTTTAGAACTTGTTGCTACCCATGTTCCATCACCAATTAAAGCAACAGAAACTTCAAATACTGCTCTTAATGCTGGTGTATCATCGTTGAAAGCAGTGATCCAAATAACACCACCAGAATCAGTTGAACTACTGAATGTTAGTCCTGTTACATTTGCATTTGTTTGAGATGCTGCTGGACCAAAACTTCCAGTGTTATAGAATGGTGATGCACCAGAATAACCTGAAGTTCCAACAATTCCTGAATAACCAGAAACACCATCTGCACCATCACTTCCATTGGAACCAGCAATTCCTGAATATCCACTTATTCCATCTATTGCTGCGATTCCAGAGTAACCAGAAGCCCCATCGGAACCATTTGAGCCATCAACACCAGCTATTCCTGAATAACCAGAAGCGCCATCACTTCCATCTCCACCGTTGATACCAGCTATTCCTGAATAACCACTTGTTCCATCACTTCCATTGGAACCATCTGCACCTGCAATTCCAGAGTAACCAGAAACACCATCTGCACCGTCACTTCCATTCGAGCCAGTAATACCAGAATATCCGGAGGTTCCATCATTTCCATCTGCGCCTGCTATACCAGAGTAACCAGAAATGCCATCTCCACCATCGGAACCATTTGTGCCCGCTATACCTGAATACCCGCTTGTTCCATCTGTTCCATTGGAACCATCTACACCTGCAATGCCAGAATATCCACTTATTCCATCACTTCCATCTGCACCATTTGACCCTGCAAGACCAGAGTAACCAGATACTCCATCACTTCCATCGGAACCATTTACACCTTCTATACCAGAATAACCAGAAGCTCCATCAGCTCCTGCACTTCCATCTGCGCCATTTGACCCTGCAAGACCAGAATAGCCAGAAACACCATCTGCGCCTGCACTTCCATCCGAACCATTTGTTCCTGCAATTCCAGAATAACCACTTGTTCCTATTCCTTCGATTCCAGAATAGCCAGAAACACCATCACTTCCATCCGAACCATCTGCACCTGCAATTCCAGAGTAACCAGAAATTCCATCTGCACCATCACTTCCATTCGAACCATCTGCGCCTGCTATACCAGAATAGCCACTTGCACCATCTGCGCCTGCACTTCCATCCGAACCATTTATACCTTCTATTCCTGAATAACCAGAAGCCCCATCAGCTCCTGCACTTCCATCGGAACCATTTATACCTTCTATACCAGAATAGCCACTTGCACCGTCACTTCCATTAGAACCATCTGCGCCTGCTATACCAGAGTAACCAGATATTCCATCAGAACCATCTGCACCGTTACTTCCATCTACACCAGCGATTCCTGAATAACCAGAAGATGAAAATGCTCCTTCCATTCCTGAAAAACCAGAAATTCCAGAATAACCAGAAGAAGAATAATTTCCTTCTACGCCCGAATAACCTGAAAGACCATCAGCCCCACGAGAACCTTCTGTTCCTGAATAACCAGAAAGTCCATCTGCGCCATCTAAACCAGGAGGCCCATCACTTCCATCAGAACCACGAGTACCTTCTGTTCCTGAATAACCAGAAGCTCCATCTGCACCGTCACTTCCTGCGGCACCATCGCTTCCATTTACACCTTCTATACCAGAATAACCACTTGCGCCATCCGAACCGTCACTACCAGCAGCTCCATCGCTTCCATTTACACCTGCAATTCCCGAGTAACCACTTGCGCCATCGGAGCCGTTAGAACCATCAACCCCTGCAATTCCCGAGTAACCAGAAAGTCCATCTGAACCATCTGCCCCTGCAATTCCAGAGTAACCAGAATTACCAGTTCCGCCAGTGCCATCAATACCAGAATAACCAGAAGCACCATCTCTTCCATCGGAACCACTTGTTCCATCAGCACCTGCTATTCCAGAATAACCAGAAGCACCATCTGTTCCATTAGAGCCATCTGCACCACTCGCTCCATCAGCACCTGCGATTCCTGAATAACCAGACTCACCGTTTCTTCCATCGGAACCATCTGCCCCTGCAATTCCCGAGTAACCAGAAGTCCCTGCTGCACCACGTGCACCTGATATTCCTGAGTAACCAGAATTACCAGTTCCGCCAGTGCCATCAATACCAGAATAACCAGAAGCACCTCTTATACCC